GTTTGTTTAAAATGTTTAGGAGGTTACGATGTTAAAATTGTTGAAAACTTTTAGGATTCTCTCTAAAGAATTCCTGCTTGGAATAGCAGCGTATGCTAACTGCGTTGATGTTAGCGCCGGTCAATTCTGGTTCACCGGGAAGTATGTCTACGTGCGTATTAAATTAACTTTAAAGGATGGTGAGTTGTTATATACTAAGGTTATAACTGTACGTTTCACACGAAACGGTGCTGGAATTGCTTTAGTTAACAGTGATTACGATCCTAGAAAGGAGATTTAATATGAGTAGCCGATCTTCAAAGTACGAACGGCTCAGCAAGAGGATATCCCTGTTAGTTGATAGTTTAGAGGCTATGTCTACAAGAGCTCATGATCTTGATATTGATATAGCTAATGCTAAGTTCTTTTCGGTTTGCGATATGGTTAGTTTCCATAGAACGGGTGAAACCTATTTTATGGATAGGGCTGAAGTCTATATCCGTTGTGGTGAAGATAAAAGTCCAATGGCCATTGCTGCTACGAGAGAAGTAGCTCGGCTGATGACTGAATTGGATAAAGTTCTAACTGAGTTGAACGTTTGCCAGAATGATAAGGAGGATACACTTTGAGGATAGATTCAATAGGAGCCTATGCTGAGCGCCTGGACACTAGTACTCAGCATAGATTGAAGTCTTATCTTGATGGAGTGGTTAAAGGCTTTGATATTGACCTGGTTACTCCGATAGTTGGCAGATCAAATGCTGATCCTGATGCAGTTCGCGCCGTCTACCGGGATCAATTGTTAAGTCAAGTGGCACACACTCCTTATGATGTTCTCAACTTGGTCGAACACCAACAGTCGTTAAAAGTTGGTGCGTACTCCGTAAGACTGCCTTTCACGGAGAGAGAGGGAGACGTAGTCAAATTCTTTAGCCCAAGAAATTTGAACTATAATCGGGATGGACTCTCATATGCGATGAATCAAGTTGCGAATATCATGCCTAGCTCCGTGAAGCTTGTCTCTCTTGAGGACGCTTTTAATAACATGCCGAAGAATACTAACTTAGGCTTGCCTATCTTCACCTCTAATCAAGATGATGCTAGAGCTGTACTTGAGTTAGCTCGGGAAACTATAGGACATGGGTTTGCTGTTTTGGGAGATCCGTGTGCTTTGTTTTGGAGGGGACAACCTAAAGGCATAGGGTTGGTTCCTAAGCAGAGGGTTGTTTGGGGTTATCCACATTACATTACTTTGTTTGAACTACAGATCCAGATGGCCCTTCTTCCACACTTGCGACGTAGAGTGGAATTCAGTGCCTGGAATAGTTCAGATAGTGTCGATGATGTAGTTACTTCCTTCTTCAATGAAGCTAGAAACCCATTACTGTCTGTGGATTTCAGTGGGTTTGATGCGTCAATACCTGGTGTTTTAATTAACGCTGCGTTTGATATAATTAAGGCTTCTTTCGAGTCCTCGGCGCGGAACACTATTGAGTATGTAAGATATCAGTTTCTGAATATCGGACTCTTGACCCCTAAAGGGATATATACTGATCGTGATGGTTCAGTACCCAGTGGGTCGGGATTAACTAACCTTGTTGACAGTTTAGTCCAACTAATATTAGCCCATTATATTAGTTGGACTATGCGGAATGAGCTGTTAACGGCTACGGTGCAGGGAGACGATGGAATTTGGGTTTTCAAACGTCCATACGATCTGTCTGATATAAGTGATATCGCTACAGACTTTGGTGTTACGCTTAATAATGATAAG